ATGGAGACAGCTTGTAAACAACCTGTGGGGGTACACCGGTCTAGGTGGACCTTTCGAGAACCATGCTGTATCATCCAACTCCATGGATGTACTAGTAGTCATAGCGGTCCTGATCGCAGCTTTTCTGCTCGGTCTGGCATCGATCATCACTGGTGGCCGGATCGCGAAAGACATCGTGGACGCTCAGGCGACCGCAGTCCGGCAGGTGTCGGAGTCGATCCAGCTGGCTGTACGCGAAGCCGTGCATTCGATCACCGCTCCCCCACCGTTGTCACCGGCGCCCGACCCTCGGACCCAACCGCAGGCACCGCACATGGCGGTCTACGAGGACGAGAGTGACAATCCGTTCCCCAGCCCGGATGATGAGTACGACCCGACCGACGCCACGATCCCACCGGATCGACTGCTGGTCGCGCTCGGTGCTCAGGACGTGGGGATCGAAGGGTTCACGATCGACCCTGAACGGTACAACGCGGGGCAGCGCTGATGCCGAACGTCACCGCTGAATCGAAACGCCGGCAGAGAGCACGCAACAGTGGATCGATCGCCGCGCTCAAGACCAACGCCGGATCGTCCGGTGCCGGCGGTCTCGTCAACCGGATGGAGCGCAGGACGTTCGAGGATTTGGCTGACGAGCTCGAACCCGGCCAGTTCTTCGTCGGCAAGATCACCGACCAGCGCACCCTGTCGAACGGCTCCATCATGGTGTCGATGGTGCTGCCGGCTGCGTACGCGCATGAAGCGATTGACGCGGTGATCGACTCCCAGGCCATGTTCACCGCGATCCAGCTGTTCCACGTCCCCCTCCCCGTCATGCTGCCCGACCCGGAAGATGACGGAGACGATGGCTGACACCGAAGGCGGGGATGCCACGGCAGATTGACGGCGCGCTCAGTGCCGAAACTGTCGAAGCCGTCCTGTCCGACCCGCGGACCCGGCGCGACCTCGAGCACATCCGCGACACGATCATCGCCCAGGCGAAGTACGCGCTGAGATTCGGCCAGCCGATGCCCAGCGTCACGTCGCGGTCGGCGCTGGACTCGCTGCTGTCCGGGCTGCAAACCCAGGAGCGGACCGAACGTGAGAACGAGCAGCGGCAGCACTTCGATGCGATGCGCGAGTTCGTGCAGGCATGGCGGAACGTGCATGGTCGGCCGGATGACGCGGAGGATGAGTGATGCCGGTCGTCGTCGCCACCGCCACCGAGCAGCCGCTGCCCGACCCGGACACCGTGGTCATTCCAGAAAAGGTGGTCGACGCGGAAGCCATCGAGATCCCACCGGAGCTCCGCGCGCTGATGCTCGAGCTCCCGCGTGGCTGGCTGAGAACTCTCCTCGCGCCGCTACGGATTCTCACCAAAGACGGTCATGTGGTCCGACTCGATCGTGTCTGGAACTACGCACAGGTCGCGTTTGTCGATGAAGTGGAACGACAGATCGTCGAACACGGACAGGTGCGGATCATCACGCTCAAGGCACGACAGATCGGCATATCGACAATCATCGAGGCGATCTTGTTCACGTTCGCGATCATGATGGATTCGTTCAACTCGCTCGTCATGGCGCATGAGAAAGACGCCAGTCAACACCTGCTGTCGATGTCAGGTCGATACTGGGAAACATACATCCACCGTCATCTCCTGAAAGAGAAGTACAAGGGTCGTGCGCATCTGGCATGGTCGGATATTGATTCGCAGATGATCATCAAGACCGCGAAGAACGAGGAATCAGGTAGATCGAACACCATCCATGCACTTCACGCGTCCGAAGTCGCATTCTGGCCATCACCAGAACGACTCATGACGGGGCTTCGACAGTCCATCCCGTCATTCGGACTCACGTTCATCTTCATGGAGTCCACCGCGAACGGCATCGGCAACTACTTCCATCGTGAATGCGTCCGGGCGATGAAGGGTGAATCCGAGTACGCGTTCATGTTCTTCCCGTGGCACAAGCACCCCGAGTACACTGCGTCATATATCCCGGCTGAACAACGTGGGAAGTACACCAGACTCGACAACCTGGATGAAGAAGAACTATGGCTGCGTGATGTCATGAAGGTCAATGACGCGCGGCTCGTGTGGCGAAGGTACGCGATCGCGAACCTCTGTCAGGGTGACGTGCACCGGTTTCACCAGGAGTACCCAACCACCCCACATGAAGCGTTCATTTCAACCGGTCTCAACGTGTTCCCGCTTCGTGAATCCCTGAATCACTACGTGCCATTGCGCGGCCAAACAGGTGTGCTGACGCGCAACACGCGCGGCAAAGTCGAGTTCCAACCGCGTTCGGACGGCTGGCTCACCGTGTACCGCAAACCTTCCGCGGACCAGTCGTGGGGTGTGTACGTGTGCGGTGGCGACCCGACCCACACCCTCACCGGCGACAACGCGGTGGTGCAGGTCCTCTCGCGTCGAACCCTCGAGCAGGTCGCGGTCTACCGCCACAAGGTCGATCCGATCCGGTTCGGCAAGCATATGCAGCTGATCGGCAAGTGGTACAACGAGGCACTCCTGGCACCCGAGCGTGAAGGGCCCGGCTACGCGACGGTCGGCTGCATCGTCGGTGACGGGTACGAGAACGTCTATCAAGCGACCTCGGTGGTGAGTGCACAGGGAAAGCCGGCCGACGCGTATGGCTGGTCGACGAACGCCCAGACCAAACAGATGATGGTCTCGCACTTGCTCAAACACATCACCGAACCACTGTCGGTCGTGAGCGGCACGACGTACGGGCTGGTCATCCATGACGAGCTCACCCTCATGGAGATGCGCGACTACGTCACCGACGACACCGGGAAGAAGTTCACCAACTCCGACGGCAGCGAGTACGACGACGGCGTGACTTCGCTCGCGATCGCGGTCACCGTCCACGACATCGAAGCACCACCGCCGCCGTACATCGCGCCGAGCCCGCACGTGTCACGCCCGAACGTTGGATCGACGATGCAGGCCCCACCGATCCCCGAGCCGGACCCGACCGACCGTGACGAGCTCGACGACGACAACGACCCGAAGCCGCCACCGACCCCGCCGTGGGAGATGTGGCGCACGAACCACGAGAGGACGTGATGCCGCTGTACCAGTACCGATGCCGAGAATGTGGCTACACCGCAGAAGTGTTCGACCACGCGTCGACACTCGGCTTGTGCCCGGGATGTTCGGCCGGCGAGCTCAAACGCGACTACACCACCGTTCAACTCGCCCCGGTGATGCAGGAGCACTACAACCCGTCGGTCAACGGGCCGGTCTCATCGGTGAAGAAACTCAACGAGCATTTCAAGCGCGCCAGCGACGAGTACAGTGAACGAACCGGTATCGAAGCCAAGTTCTCACCGATCGACCCGAAAGATGTTGGTGCAACCGACGAGGGACTCGACTCGACGAATCGTCAACGCCGATCAATGGGGTTGAAAGAGGTGTCGGTCGAGTAGTAGAATCACCGTTGGAGAACGTCCTTTCTCTGCACCGGCGACCGGCCCCTGGACCTCGAGGTTCGGGGGTCGTTTCGCGTCCGGGAATCCACAGGTCTGTCCACCGCGTGTGGATTCATGCTAGACTCATCATGTGACCATGCTGGACACTGCCCCAGCTGCGCCCGGTCCGGTGCCACCTGCAGGCTTCCCGGAGCCTCCACCGCGCGACATCGACCCGACCGCTGATCCGCGGCCGATCGACCTGCCGACCAACGAGGCCGGCACCACCCGTCGCTCGCCGTTCTCCCGCAACCCGCTGAACGAAGCGCAGCAGGTCCGGGAGATGTTCAACCGTGCCCGGCACGCCCGGCGCCCGCTGATCGCCCAGTGGAAGAAGAACTACCGCACCCTCACCAACAAGGGATGGGCGGAACAGGCCGAGCCGTGGATCCCGGCGCCGAAGATTCCGCAGATCTTCCCGGTCGCGCTCTCGTGGATCGGGTGGATGACCGACCAGCGTCCGATCATCGAGGTGATGCCGGCAGCCCAGCCGTTCTCTCCGTTCGCCGACTTCTACATGTCACTCGCGGAGGACATGAACACGCTGATGTCGCGGGCGTTCAACGAGTATCTGCTCGACGCCGAGCTCACCAAAGTGCTGTGGGACGAGTTCTGCTACGGCATCGGGTACACCAAGACCCTCTGGCGGCACACGCTCGCCGACGGTCTCGGCGACGCGACGTTCGACCGGATCGACCCGTTCACGCTGTACCCGGACCCGTACGCGAAGACACCGCGCGACCTCACATACATCATCGAGGCACGCACGATGACCGTGACCGATCTGGACCGCTGCTATCCGGGTGCCGAGCGTCTGATCGCCGGCAACTACTGGACCGAAGACACCGACGAGGCGCCGCACAAGCTGGACGACACCGTGTCCCCGACCGGCCCGCGTGTGCGCATGGGATCACTGAACGGTGCTGCGACCCGCTGGACGAACCAGCGAGACGAGCGCACCGGTGGCTCCATCTACGACGAGCCGGTCGTGACCGTGCTTGAGTGCTGGCGCAGGTATCACGTCACCGAGCACCAGGACGACGGGACTTCGAAGGTGATCGACGGCTGGTGGCTGTCCGTCGTGGTGAATGACATCGTGGTCATGTCGGTCGACTCGTCCGAAGTGAACGCGTACGGCGGCCACCCATACGATCGATGTGTCCTCGTCGACACCGGTGAATGGTACGGCCCGTCGATGGTCGAGTTCCTCGCCAGCGCGCAGACATCGATCAACCGCACCCTGTCGAACATCGAATCGAACATCGCGCTCATGGGTAACCCGGTGCTGCGCGAGGACCCGCGCGCCCAGTCGCGTCACACCCGGATCTCGAACCGGCCCGGCCAGCGGATCCCGGCACGCGCCGACCAGGTGAACTGGCTCGACCCGCCGCAGATGAACCCGCAGATCGCCGTGCAACTCATGTCGTTCTACAAGGGTGAGATCGAATCCATCTCTGGTCTCAGCGCGATGGTGCGAGGATTCTCACCGACCGGCCGCAACTCCGAAGGTGTGCTCGACTCCGTGCAGGACGCTGCGTTCGTGCGCGTCCGGCTGCATCTGCGCGAGCTCGAACGGATGATGCGCGGCATCGCCTACAAGATGGCGTCCACGATGGCCGAGTTCTACACCGAAGCGCGCACCGTGGCGACCATCGGACCGGACGGCCAGGAGACCATCAAGATCCTGCGCAGCCGGCACTTCTACACCCGCGACGCGCAAGACCCGAACGATCAGCAGCCACTCCGGTTTGCGGTCGTCGCTGACGCTGGTTCGCAACTCCCCACCTCGCGTCAGGCCCGCGCTGCCGAAGCCGAACGCCTGTACGCGATCGGTGCGATCGACGTGTACGAACTGCTCAAGGCGAAGCAGTGGCCGAACTGGGCGGTCGTGTCGAAGCGTGTCATGGAGATGCAGGCGCAGTCCGGGACGCTCGGCCAGCCGCCAGGAGCCCGACAACGGGCAGGAAGGAACCAGTGAGAGATCGATTCAAGGAACGTTTCGGTGCCAGTGTCGGTGACGACGGCGTGGAATACAAGCGCATGATCGACAACGGCGGCACGCTGCACGGTGACACGGTGACGCGTCCGATGATCGGTGAAGGTGGTCAGCGCGGTCAGACCATCGACGATCCGGGTGAGCCGTTCCCCCACGGGTAACACAAGATCTGACGCGTGACCCTCACACGCGTGCAGGGAAAGGACAGATGACACCACGGATCAACTCTCTTGTCAGTGAGCTCGACGAGGCTCGACCCTCCGCAGGCAGCACCCAGAACAAGGTCGACGCATTGTTCGGCAAGCAGCCGGCGGTGATCGACAGCATCCGACGCGCGCGCGAACGTCGCGTCTCCTATAGGGGCATCGCGGTGATCCTGTCGCGACATCTCCCGGCCGGTGAGTCGATCTCGGCCGGCGCCGTCCAGTCGTGGTGTGCGAAGAACGAGACGACATGAGCGAGTTTGACCCGATCGCGGCCGCGCTCGACGCGGAGACTCCCGAGACCGAAGCGTTGCGGCGTCAGGTCTACGATCTCGAGCGCCGGCTACTCCAACGCGGTGACGTGGAAGCCCAACTCGCAGCCGAACGCAAACGCGCCGACACGATCGAACGCGAGCTCGGTGTCGTCGAAGCACTCGGTGTCGCCGGCCAACCGGACTGGATGACCGCACCACCGAAGTCCGGCAAGAAGCACCACGCGACCCCGCACCTGATGCTGTCCGACCTGCATCTCGACGAGATCGTGAACCCCGACGAGATGTCCGGGATCAACGCCTACAACCGCGAGATCGCAGAGCAACGTCTTGAGCGCATCGCCGCCAACTTTGTCCGGGTGACGCGCGACTACTGGTCCGGGCTCACCTACGACGGCGCGGTGATCGCGCTCGGTGGCGACATCTTCTCCGGTGAGATCCACGACGAGCTCAAAGAGACGAACGCCGACACGCTGCTCGGGTCGCTGCACCACTGGATCGACCCGCTCGCGTCCGTACTCGCGGTGATGGCTGACGAGTTCGGCAAGGTCCACGTCCCGGTGGTGGTCGGGAACCATGGTCGCACGACGCGCAAGCCGCGCGCCAAGCTCCGGGTCCGGTCGAACTTCGATTGGGCGCTCGGACACGCGCTGGCACGCACGTTCGTGAAGGACAAGCGGATCACGTTCGACATCCCCGAATCGGCCGACTGCCGGTTCGAAGTGTACGACCAGGCGATCCTGATGACCCACGGCGACCAGGTGACCGGCGGCGCGGGCATCGGTGGTATCTGGCCTCCACTCATGAGACTCGTCGCGAGGAAGCGTGCGCGCGGTGACGCCACCGGTACGCCGTTCAACCTGATGATCTGTGGGCACTGGCACCAGCTGGTGTACGGCCCGGATTTCATCGTGAACGGTTCCCTCAAGGGCTACGACGAGTACGCGGCGGTGTCGAACTTCGCCTACGAGCCACCACAGCAGGCCGCGTGGCTCATGGTCCCCGGTCACGGCAAGACGTGGACGGCGCCAATCTTCTGTCAGGAGCGCGAGCTCGAAGGCTGGTGACCGGCGCGAATCAACATCTGGAATGATGCTTGACTCATGCCGCATTGTGCTACACTCGCACCCATGCCACAGAAGCCGAAGAACGGGGGCGGCGCCCGCATCACGCCGACCGGCCACACCTACTCGGGTCAGTTCGGGTCGAACCCGAACGCTCGCGTGAAGGGCCGTTCGACGCAGCCGACCGAGCAGAAGTTCGGGAAGTAACCGACCGAGAACGTCATGGTCACACTTGTTCGAATCCAGACGGTGCTCCGGCACTGGCAACCTTCACAGGTTGATCCGCGCACGGAAATCTTCGTGCAGGAGACGGGCGAGGGCGATGACGGTCGGCCGTACCGCATGGGTGTCCCGCGAGATATCTGGGGTGATCTCGGTGAGCCCGAGTACATCACTGTGACCATCGATCCCGGCGACCGACTGAACGGCGGTTGACATGGCCGAACGGATGACCAACACGCTGGTGGAACTACGCCAGCGCTTCATGAAGGACATCGCCCAGGCGAAGCTCACCGTGGAATCCGACGCGGACATGTCCGAACTGCTCGAACTCGAGAACTTCATCATCGAGAAGAACCGGGCCCCGATCGCCGCGATGGAAGCTCAAGGTCTCGTACCGGGAGGTGCCGGACCAGGCGGACCGATGCAAGGCGGTGGGATGCCCGGCATCGGCCAAGGCGTCAACGTGGACGAGCTCCGACGGATGCTCGGCCAGCCCGGATCCAACTTCGCGGGGATGGCGCCAGCCTGACCATGCCCGCCACGACCGACTCACCCTGACCCTCGAAGGGAGACATGCCGCAGATCACACCGAACAACGACGAGACGCTAGGACCCGACGACGCGACGATGGCCGCGTTCGCTGATCAGTTCGCGCGGATCTCGAACCGTCCGGTGGAACCGATCACCTCCGCGGCACCCAACACCGAGGATCCCACCGGCTCTCCTGCACCTGCAACTGACCAGGCGGGGAGCGGAACCAGCGATGCCACGGACTCCGGTGTCGAAGCTGACGCAACCGAACATTCGGATGCCACCACCGCCCCTGATCTCACCCAGGGCGCCGGTGATGGTGCGGACGCTGGCGGGGGAACCGATCCCGACGCGGAGCATGGGTCCGCGGCCAGTGATCCCCCCGTATCGCTCAAGGTTCCGCTCCCCGATGGCTCCGAGTACGAGCTCGACGCGTCCACTGCGTCTCGGCTCCTGGATCTCGCGTCGTGGGCACAGCGCCTCACCTCTGAGCAGCGCGCCGCGTTCGCGCAGATCGAAGCCGGCCAGGCAGCTACCGTATCGCTCTCCGACTTCGAACGGTTCCAGGCGTGGCAGCAGACCCGTCCCCAGCAGGACGCCGACCTGTTCGCCGAGCTCGAAGAAGCCGGCATCGACCCGGCCCGGATCGCGCAACTCCGTGCCCAGCAGGAACAGATCGAGCGTTTGCAGCAGCGCGCCTTCCAGCCGCAGCAGCTGCATCAACAGCAAGCTCAGCAGGACATGGATTCCCGGGTTGCCGCCTACAACTCGGGTGTGTCCCGATGGGCGCACGACCACGGCATCACCGATGAGGCCACTCTCGAGCGCCTCAACGACATCGCGCTCCATGCGAACGTCATCCCGACGTTTGTCGAACAGGGGCGCAGCTTCTCCCCCACCGGCCAACTGCTCCGAGACGCGGATCTGTCCCGTGTCGCCGAGCAGGCCATGAACTTCGCGCTGGCCACCGATCCCGAGCTCTACCGCGAGGTGGTGCTCGAAGCATCGAAGGCCCCAGCCACCCCGTCTGCCGACCTCAGCAAGGTCGAGCAGAAGAAGGCCCGCGCCGCCTCGTTGGCGTCGGCGCCGAGTACCGCAGTCCCTCAGCGCGGTGACCAAACACCCAAGAACGTGCAGGAGCTCACCGAGGTGATGGCCGGATACATCAGCCAGCACCAGGGCGACGGCACGTAACCGCTGACGAAAGGAAACTGTGAGTGCGATCGGCACCAACACGCTCACCAGCGTGACCCGGCACTATGTGATGCCGGTCATCATGGACAACGTGTACAGCAGCAACGTGCTGTTGTACCGCTGGTACAAGGCAAACAAGAAGATCATCCAGGGCGGCACCCAGATCGAGGTGCCCCAGCTGTACCGACGGTTCGCCGCGGGCGGCACCTACCGGGGCTACGAAGTCCTGCAGACCACTCCGACCGACCCGGTGAAGAACCTGGTGTTCGAGTGGAAGCAGCACTACGTGCCATGGGCCATCGACGGCCTCACCCTGATCCAGAACGAGTCGCCACTCGCGATCGCGTCCATCGTCGCGCTGCAGTCGCAGCAGGCGTGGATGGAGATGGCCGAGAACCTCGCGGCCGGTCTGTTCCAGGATGCGAGCTCCGGCGACGACAAGGATCTCGACGGGCTCTCCGGCGCCGTGGGTAACGCGTCTGTCGGTGACGGCTCGTACGGCGGCATCGCCCGGTCTTCGAACTCGTGGCACAACAGCCAGATCGACGCAGCGACCGGCACCCTCGCGTTCTCGCTCCTGCAGTCGTGGTTCGGCAACGGCACCGTCGGCGGTCAGCACTACTCGATTCTGCTGTCGCGGCAGGAGCAGTACAACCGCTACATCGCGCTGCACACCGCATCCGGCTCCGGCTACACCCAGTCGGTCCAGCGCAGCCCGCTCGGTCACGACGAGGTGCTCGCCGCCGCCGGTTTCACCAACGCGACGTTCAATAACACGCCGTGGGTCGTGGATTCGCACGTGGACGACGGTCCCAACGCCTCGAACTCGAAGATCTACGGGCTCAACGAGAACGTGTGGAACGTCGTCGTCAGCCCCCGGGCCGACTTCTACATGGAGGACTGGCAGAAGCCGGTCAACCAGGACGCGTACGTGTCGATGCTCCTGTGGGCCGGCAACGTCGTGTGTCAGTCCGCGCGTCTCAACGGCGCTCTCACCAACGTCTCCGCCTGAAAGGAATCATGCCAGAGGCAACCATCACCAACCCGAGCGCTGCGTTCCAGACGGTCAGCGACCACACCACCGGGCGGATCGACTCCGGCGGGCACGTCCAGTACCCACAGGAAGTCGTCGAGCTCCGCGCCGACGCGGCCATCACCAAGGGCCAGGCGGTCTGCACAGTCGTGCCGACCACAACCGTCGAGCTCTCCGTGACACCGATGACCGCGGCGATCACGGCTGCCGACCCGTGGCGGTTCCTGGGCGCCGCGCTCGCCGACGCCGCTGCCGGCGACAAGGTGCTCGTCTGCACCTGGGGCGTCTGCGAGGCGCACTTCGATGCGGCGAGCACTGCTGCCGCTCTGTCGCTGCTCGCGCTCCCGGCCACCACGACCGGCGAGTTCGACATCGCCGCCGATCCGGTCGACAACGGTCTCTACGCCGGCTACTGCCTGGGCGCCGAGATCAACTCCGAGGACAAGGTGCTCGCGTTCATCGGTCAGCCGCTCGTGCGGTTCGAGGCCGGCGCCTAACCAGGATTCAACAACCAGTGAGGGGTGGGTGGTCAACGACGATCACTCACCCCTCCACACGTTTCGACCCTCACGAAAGGACCCATGTCATTCGATCAGTTCGAGTTCGTCAAGGTGCACAACACCGGCGACACCTTGCTCCGTTTCCCGATCCCGAAGGCCGCCGGCGACAACCGGCCCGGCATCCGTTTCGCCGAGATCGAGCCGGGCGCGCATCAGATCATGCCGTTCCTGTCGGCGGTCGCCGCGTTCGGGCATCCAGGTGAGCGGGATCTGTCACCGAAGCAGCGCAACCGTGCCGAGCAGTACCGCCGGCTCCGGTTGCAGTGGGGTTTCGCCGAAGGGTTCGATGTCGAAACCGAAGCCGAACGGGTCGTGCACCGCTTCCCCGACGAGACCGGATCATGGGAGGCGAAGATGCCGGATTTCGCGGTCACGACACTCGACGACCAGCGGATCTACATGCTGATCGAGGACCCGCAAGGCACCAAGCCGCAGCCGAACGGCGACGGTGGCGTCATCTCGAGCGATCTCGCGCCGAACGCCAGCACCGACGCTCTGCTCGCGTTGGTCACGAAACTGACCAGCCAGGTCGCCGAGATGCAGCAGCAGCTGATCGCGCAAGGCGAGGGTGCGCATTCTCCGGCTGAGGAACAGCCTGAAATCCCGCGTCCGCCCGACCAGGAGCCGCCGGTCGGTGAGGACACGCCGAGCGCGTCACCGGTCGCGCGACAGCCGAGCACTGACACCTCCGATGCTCCCCGTCGTTCGAAGGTCGCTGCCGGAGTGTCATGACCAGCCTCCGGGTCGTCTCCGGGGTGGAGGGCTACCTGGCTCAGTACGAGGCCGCCTGTGCCGATCTCGCGTCGAAGCACGTCGAGCTCGCCGGCATGGAGGCCGACCTCGAACGGAGCCGAGCGCTGCAGTTCGCCCAGCTGAACGACGGCACCCGGAACATCACCACGATCCAACGGGAGATCGACGCGAACACCGCCGATACGACCGCGGACGTGATCGAGCTCCGTGGTGAGATCGCAGCACTCAACGCCCGGCTCCGCTGGCTCGACGTGGCACTAGAGCACTACACCTAGGATCGACGATGGCCACCACACAACAGACGGCACGGCTGGTCATCTCGGATTTCTCACCGGGGATCTTCGCGGATTTCCACGCGTCCCAAGCCGAAACGCCGGCCAACACGGTCGAAGGCGCTCTCCCAGTTCTCGGCGCCGCGACGATCGAAAACACCTTCCGGTGCGGATCGGACCGCACCGGTGCGCTTGTCCCACTGCCGAAGCTGGCCGCCGGCCCCATCCGCAGCCTCCCCGCCGGCAATTGGGTCACGTCACGTCAGGCTCTGTATCTGCTCGACGGGATGGCGCTCACCGACCTGTACGTCGAAACCGAAGTTCCCGCGGTCGTTGCTGACCGGGCGGCCGTGCTCACCATGTACGGCGGATGGTTCGAAACCGATCTCTACCGTTGGACGGTGTGGACGCGCCTCCATCGGCTGTTCGACGACGGCAACAACCAGGATCTGATGTACGCGAAAGGCGACTCGTCGATCCTCTCCACCGAGACCACCAAAGCTCACGTCGGTGCCGGCAACTTCGCGATCTTCCGGGCCCAGTCGGACGCGGTGAGCGCGTTCACGTACCAGTCGGTCGCATGGTGTGTGTTCGGCGCTCCTGATTTCCTCGCGGTCGAACCGGCGTGGGTCTCCGGTGCGATGTCAGCCACCGATCAGGGGCTCACCGATTTCGACACGAACAACGGTGCCACCCACCCGGCATCGGCATCCGGGCGGATCCTTGGGCTGTTCCCCGACTACGACAACATCGCGACCGCTCAGTCGAAGTTTCTCAGCCAGGCCGGCATGACCGCGGCGTCGATCATCGCCGTGCATCAGGGCCGCCTGATCGCAGCGGGACGTGAGCACGGCGATTTCGGTGAGAACACCGCCGGAGAGACGATCGGGCTGCTCACCGAGCACATCCACTACACCCCGCCATACGACTTCGACGCATCCCTCGAAGCCGACGCCGAGCTCACCTTCGGCACGTTCGGGGAACGCAAACCGCACCTGTCCGGTGTCGTCGCCGCGGTGACCGCCGACGAGCTCCTGCTCATCAAGTTTCGTGACGGTGGGCTGCTGATCCGCAGCGATCTCGACGATCCGACCGTCGTCGACCTGCCGTTCATCCACCCGACCGGTGGAGCTCGCTGCATCCCCGCCTGGTCGCCGCTCGGGCTGATCTACGGTGGCCGTGCCGGCGTGTACCTGTGGGCCGGCGGTGAGACCACCGAGCTCGTCTCACCGCAGCTTGACGGCTGGTTCTGGAACCCGCAGCCGGACATCGAACGGTACGGCACCCATGGCCGGTTCGCCTGGTGGGAACCGTACGTCGTCGCCCCCAACAACTACCTGCTGGATTCGCGGTCCCGCGCATGGTGGAGACTCGACGAGACCGGCGCTGATGGCACGAACGTCCCGCTGATCGCCGCCGATGTCGGCCCGAACGGGGAGACCCTGTACGTGTTCCCGTGTCGGCTGGATTCGGACAACACGGTGCAGTGGTTCACGGCCGAACGTGAGACCCTTGCCGACACCTATTCGTGGCAGTCGCAGCCGATCGCCCAAACCAACGACCGGTTCGTGGAAATCCGCGAGCTCCGGCTGTTCGCCACCCATGTCGGCACATCCGCGGCGACCGTCACGGTCACGATCTCGGGGTTCGACGACCAGGGTGACGCGATCACACCGGTCGCGACCGCGTTCACGCTCGACGCATCCACGCCCCGCCCGCAACTGCGCATCAAGCCACTGTCGGTCCCGACGATCGCGTACATGCAGGTGCGCATCGAAGCCGACTCCGGCAACACCAGTCAGCCGGCCCCGAAGATCCATTCCCTGTCCGTCGCGGTCGCTGACCGCCAGCACATTCCGAGCAGGTGACGCCATGGCATGGGGTATCAAACAGTCGATTCGCAACAACCGCCTGACTCAGATCGTCAACGCGATCGATGCCGGGACCGGTGCCGGGAAGCTGCGGTTCTACGACGGCCCGCAGCCGGCGACCGGAGGCGCACTGACCGGCCTCACCCTGCTCGCCGAAGTGACCTGCTCGGACCCGTGCGGGACCGTTTCGGGTGGTGTGCTCACGTTCTCGGCGTTCACGCAGGATTCAAGCGCTGACGCCACCGGCGTGACCGAATGGGCCCGGTTCGTCGACTCGGACGACAACTTCGTGATGGACGGCACCGTGGGTACGTCGGGGGCGGACGTGAACGTGAACACCACGTCCATAACGGCCGGCCAGACGGTGCAGGTCACGTCGGCAGCGGTCACCGAGGGGAACAGCTGACTATGGCTGATGTCGAAGCGACGATTGCTTCCACACTCGAAGGTCTGTTCACCGACGCCAACGAACGGTTCTTCGGATATGTGTCGACACCGTTCCTGCCGACCGCTGCACGACAGCGACGCATGAACATCCCGCCGCCACCGGCCGACATCCAACCGGTCGCCCGGAAATATCTGGATTCGATGCGGGCGCACATCATGGACGAGTTCAACCGGCTCGCGCTCGAGGTGTTCGACCTGGCAAGTGTCAACAGCAACCTTGCCGAGACCCTTAATGAGTACCTGTCGATCATCGGTTTCACCGGCATCACGACCGGTGGCGGAAATTCTGGCGGTGGTAGCGACTACGACCCCGACAACACCGATCTGGATGCGTCCGATCCCGGATGTGCGGCGCCGACACAGCTGTCCAGCACTCCGTTCGATGACGCGCTCATGTTCGTCCCGCAGGTGTGTGGGATCGACGTGTATGAAGCCGTGAGCGGAACTCAAGCCAGTCTGGGCCCGGCATTCGACCAGTTCGGTGATGATGGAAGCGGGAACGACACGCTTCAATCGGACAGCGCGAACGTGGTCGTCTACGGTGATTGTCCGCTCATGCCGTTGGCTGACACTGACCGGTCGCTGCATTGGCGTGGATCACTCGGCACCGTGGAGGAAACCGATCCGTTGATCCGCCAGGGACGGCTCCGCATCACGATCATCGACACCGGTGGTGGTACCTATAAGTTCGCGGCGGTCAAATCGTTCACCGGTGGGTCGATCACGGCGATCGGCACCACCACCGTCAACACCAGTACGGAATATGACGTGTACGCACTCTGGGATCGCAGCACGGCCACAGTGGCGATCTGGGTCGATGGCGTGGAAGAAGCAACTGCAGAGGACGCGTTCAGCTATGTCGACACCCCGAACCTGCCGACCTACTCGGTGCGGTTGCCGGACAACAGCTGGTGCACCGAGCTCGCCGCATGGAACGTGTTGGTGGATGTCGAAGCCCCCCCACCCGGCATTGTCGACACGTTCGACCGTGCGAACGGTCCTATTGGAGACGCTGACAACGGATCGACCTGGACCGATTTCTTGGGTAAGTTCGTCGTGGCTTCGAACCAAGCCGCTCTAACGTCGCCATCGGGCGGCACCCAATATGCAGCTTCACTACCATTCGCATCGGCCGACGGCACGCTTGTGGTGACGGTGGGTGGTACGTTCGGGTCGTCGGCAGGGCCAGCCGGGGTTGTCGGGCGCATTACCGACATGAACAACTTCATCCGACTGGTGTACCAACACACTAGTGTGACGACGTTGTATCTCCAAAAGCGAGTGTCGGGCACGTTCACGACGTTGGCCACCTATGTCGCATCCCAAACCCCGGGCTTCGAACTGAAACTCGTCATGTCCGGGTCGACGCTCGAAGGCTACATTGACGATGTTCTGAGAGTTTCAGCGACTGATTCGGCGCATTCGTCGGTGACGAATCACGGGATCATGTTGTCTACCATAACGGGAATCTCTAGTCATTCGGTTCTTCTCGACGACTTCGATTTTATTCCCAGTTAGGTGTAGTCGATCCAGGGAAGCGGCACGCCACCACCGACGAACGTCGACACGCCGGGTGTTAGGATCATGAAGATCAGCGTCCATCGGGTGAGTCGTTGTAACGCTAGTTCGTCGACTTCGTGGGCTGCGACCACGAGAATGGCCAGGAATGCCGGCGCGACACATGCGACGAATACTCGGGTGCCGTCGACCGTGATGATCGCCATGAGAGCCGGTAGCGCTACGAGTGCAATGAAGATCCACGCTGAACGGCAGACCGTCAACACAACCAGCCAGGCAGCGGAGAACCACGAGAACACTTGGATCGGGAGCGCCCGTGCGAATCCTCGCCACGCGGCGTCGAAGTTTCTGCCGAGCAGTCCGGCGCGTGTCTCCTGTTCGACATCGTAGGCGGCATACCACCCCTGGATGGCGACCCACGCACAGATCACACTGGCTGCAGCGATTCCCGCTGAACGTAGGATCGAACGGTCGATGAGCCAGGCCACCGCCGCGAGTGTCATGAGTGCGATGATCGCCTGCTCGACGTTGGTCAACCCCATCAGGAGACCGCCCGCCACAACGGCAGGCCACGAACGGGCCAGGACGACGATGCCCGCACCGAGCAGGAACCACACGTCGTAGTGGCCGATTCGGATGAGCAGCGTCACCGGATACGACGACCCCGCCAGGGCGACGAGTACGAACCACCGCTGATCGGGTGTCGGGAAGCGGCGCCAGACCAACACACCGACAACGAAGATCGCAGCGACAGTGATGACGAGGTGGATTGCGAACCATCCGCGATCGGTGCCGTCATCCAACCCGAGCAACGTCATCAGCGCCGGTGAGAGCACTGCACCACCGCGGTACGAGCTCGTCGGGCGTGGAAACGCCTCTGCGATCTCGTATTGGAGCGGCTGCCAGTAGGCGGTCATGCCGGTTCGCCAGACGGCGATCACAGCGATGGCTGCCAACACAACCGTTCGGGACTGGTCGAGTAGGCGCCCCGCCCAACGCTCAACCACCAACGGCTCCTGCTCGGCTTGTCCCCGCACGGATTAAGTATCGACACTGCCAGCGGGTCAGTCCAGTGATTTCGGATGCGGTATGATTCCACCATGGCCACCAACCTCGAGATCATCACCCGGGTCCGGGACATGCTCAACGAGGCCACGGCCACCCAGTGGTCCGACACCCAGCTGCGCCGGTGGATGAACGACGGCGCGAAGCACATCGCACGTGAAACTCATTTCGCCGAGACTAACCAGGACATCGACGTGGCCGCCGACGCGCAGTCGGTCGCCGCACCGACGAACGTGCTGATGATCCAGCACGTCTACTGGATCCCCGATTCGGACACCGACCACATCGTCCCGCTCGTCCCGAAGCACTACGAGCAGATGGACGCCTTGTGGGGTTCGTGGCAGAACCAGACCACCGGGGAACCGGTCGCGTTCGCGCCACGTGGAGTGTCTCCGTCGCTGCGGATCTACATGTACCCGACGCCCGACGAGGCTGGGACCTTGCGCGTGTTCCACACCGCGATCCCGACCGACATCGCGACCGACACCAGTGCTGACGCGACCACCTCCACCGTCCCCGACGGGTGGGTGGATCTGCTCGTCGACTACGTGGAATACCGGGCGTTGCGCAGGGATCGTGACCCACGTTGGCAGGAAGCCAAGCAGTTGTTCGACGAGAAGCTCGAGGACATGGCGCAATACGACACGCTCGCGATCGCCCGCGAGATGATCCACGACGTGCGGACTGGTGGGGTGCCGAGATGGCTGGCTGATCCTGATTTCGACCTGGTGTAGTCACGCGCGGATCGATAGAACGATCCCGCATCCACCCGGCTGGTAGACTGGAACCATGCCGCTTGGTGTTCCAACATCCCCCGGCGAGATCGACCGGCAGTCCGGGACTTCGTACGCGCCACCGGCACCGTCGTCGGGTAACCAATGGCAGCAGATTGCCGATCAGCGCTCCACGAACTGGGGAGCGCTCAGCCCGGCCGGGCAACAGCGCATGATCGGTTACCACGCCGGTGGATACGGTGGTTTCGGCGCCGGATCCAGCGACCCGCTCACAGCGCTTCTGCAGCAGCAGTTGAACATGAACCGCGCCGACTCCCAGGTGGCCGGGCAGTTCCTGGCGACCGACACCGCGCTCGCCAACGCCCTCTACGGACACAACGTCACAGGGCTCCGCGACCAGTACGGGTTCGACGCTGGGTTCCTGACGAACGCCGCGTACCGTGACGTGGACCTCGCCCGACAGCAGGCCGCGAATGAGTTCAACGCTGGTCAGCGCAACGTCGGCCTCGAGTTCGGCAACCTGGCGCGGCTCGCCGGACTGGCCGACAGCCAACTCGGCAACCAATACCAGACGCTCGAAGATCTGCTTGGACGCACCGGGATCGAACGCACCAACGCGATCGAGGCGCTCAACCGGAACTTCAACCTGGCCGGCGACCGCTACGAGCTCGGATTGGGTGAGAACCGCACCGCGTACAACGCTTCCGACCGGCGTGCCGTGTCCGACCAAACGGTGCGCGGGTCGAGTCTGTCGGCCGGCGCGCGGCGCTCCCGCGATGAGCTCGTCCAACAGCTGAACCTCGCGAACAAGGGTGAGGAACTCACCTACAAGGGTGCTGAGGACGACTTCGACACCGGGCTCTCCGCAGCCGATCTCCGCTACCGCACCGGGGTCGACACGTACAACGCCGGGATGCGCAACGCTGAGCTCGACTTCGAATCGTCGACCGGGGATCTCCGGCACCGTGGCGATCAGCTACGCAACCAGCGTGACGACGCCAAGGCCAACTTCGATCTGCGTAGCAAGATGATCGATTCGATCGCGGACGACTACGGCATCCGCGCCGACGAACTCAAATCGACGCTGAACCGTGGCATCGACCGGCTCGGCATCGACCTGCAATCCACCCTCAACCAGCTGGCCAAGGATTTCCAGTCGAGCGACGTGCAGCGCCGGGCGAACGCGAACGCGATCATGCAGCAGCTGATCATGGCCGGCCAGACCGGTGGTGGTCAGCAGGCGCCGCGGGTGCCGAGCTCGGGGATGACACCAGCACAGATCGAACGTGCCCGATGGGAGCAGATCGCCGAGCAGCGCAAACGGGATTTCCTGACCCGGGCCCAGAACGCCCAGCCCGGCCCGTCACCGGCATACGGCGACACCGGGATGAGCCCGTCGTACCCGGAAGGGCCCGGTTTCGGTGTCAATCCCGTCGAACAAGCGCTGATCGACGCCCGCAACCACTCGCAGTAATCCAGAGGGACACATGGCCATCACACCACCTGTCGACCCGAACCGTGCAGCGACGATCCGGCAGTTCTTCGCGCAACGGAACGCGTCGGCGCGTACCCGGTTCGACCCGCTCGAAGATCTCTTGAACCGGCAGGCCGCCCGCCGCACCGATCGCCGCGCACTCACCCAGGCGATCCGCGCCAACCAGACGCAACGTTTGACGCAGGCTCTCAGCGATGCACCGCTCGCGCTCCCTGCCGCCGGTCAGACAGCCACCGGAGGCCAGGCTCTCGCCCAATACGTGAACCCGGGCACGTCGCGGGCTGTGGTCCCCGCGACGGGCACTCAGGCTGCGCTGGCCGGGGGTCGCGCACTCCCTGCCGCATCGACCCCACTCGCAATCGGACCGGGCACTGCAGCTGCGGCTCCGGCGACCATCCCGATGGGGGGTGCTGGTGTGGGGGGCACGGCTGCAGCAGCCCGCACCGCGGCCACTGCAGGTCGGGGGATGACTGGCGCGCAGGCGCTCGCCGGTCTCGGTGTGACCTACCCTGGCCCGACCGGTGGTGCCGGTGGTGCAACCGGAGCGTCTCGGTTCGCACCACAACTCTCCCGTGCTGGTGTCCTCCGCGGTCTCGGATACGGCGGCGCCGGTCTGGCAGCAGGACAACTGGCTGGCAACCTGTTCGATGACGAAGGCACATACGCGGACGAAGGTCTCAGCGGTGCACTCGCGGGTGCGGGTATCGGCGCCGGCATCGGCTCGGTCGTCCCGCTGATCGGCACCGGCATCGGTGCGGGGGTGGGTGCGCTCGCCGGTGGCGCGATCGGACTGTTCGGCCCGAAATCCACGGGCACGAAGGCGGTCGCGTCCGAGATCGAGAACCAGTCCCAGGATTTCAACGAGATCCTCACCACCTACAACCTGTCGCCCGAAGCCCGCAACCAGCTGCAGGTACAGCTGGACGTGATGCTCGCCCAGGCCGGTTCGAAGGACGACGTGAAAGCCGCGTACGCCCAGGTCGGTCAGTTGGTGCCGGGGCTCGTCGCGTCCGACCAGGCACGCCAAGCCGACGCCGCACGGGCCGCCGCGATCTACGCGATGCTCAGCCCGCAGATGGAGCAGCTGAACCAACAGAGTTCGCAGGCGGCGCGGGAGCTCTCCACCGCGATGTCATCCGCAGCCGGCAACATCTCCGATCCGCAACTCGCTGACATCTACCGGGCCCGGGCTGCCGAAGTCCCCTACACCGCGACGCGCAACAACCAGTCCGCCATGCTCGAGCTCGCCCTCGCCGACGCCGCGTACAAGGCTCAGGCGCAGCAGCAGGCCGCCGCGGCCCAGCAGTCGTCGGTTGATCCAACCCTCGCGGCGTTGCTGGCAGGAGGATGACGAGTCGACGGGGAGGTGACCGGTGGCCAGTCTCGATGATCTCGTAGCGCAGCTGGCGCCGGCTGCCGGCGCGCTCCCATCCGCCACCCTCGCACCGCAGCCGGGAGCGACGAGTGCCGCGCTGCCGTTGATCCCAAGTGGAAGCGCTCCCAACTTGGGTTCGGGTGGTGGGAGTCCAAGTTCAGTTGGACCCGTCCTCGCGTCCCAGCCTGACAACTTCACGAAACTCACCAACAAGTGGGCCGAGCTCGCCGCGCTCAACGATCTCATCTCACCGGAGATTGTCGGCGCGCTGATCGACTACGACGCCGAACGTGTCGCCCGTGGCTCCCAGCCGCTCACCCGCGAACAGACCATCAAGGCGGCGGTCGCGGCACGTGACAACCGCCAGGTCACCCAGGAACCGGACCGATCCGCCGGGATCACCGCACTGCCCGGCAACGCGGTCCGGGACCTGGGGACGATCGTGTCCGGCATCCCGCGTCTCCCGCTCGCGCTTGTGAAAGAAGCACAGGCGGTCGGTGAGATCCCCCAGCACATCGCCCAGGCGCAGGCCGATGGGCGCAACATGATCGAAGCGGTCGCGTCGGCACCCGGGATCCGGATGCTGCCCGGTGCGTTCATCGCCGAGAATCTCACCAACCCGGCCGAGTTCCTGCGACACCCGCTGTTCACGGCGCTTGATGTGCTCCCCGGCGCGAAGGCCGCGGGGGTCGGACCGAAGCTGGCTGCGACCGCGCCGGGGCGTGCGATCGCGTCGGCTGCGGACACGTTCAAGACCGCCACCGCACCAGGCCGGCTCCTGTCCGCGGCGTTCGGTGGTGACGCGCGTGACGTGGCTAGAACCGCAGAAGAACTCGGTGGCCGGTTGCAGAACATCCGCGACGGTGTGACCCAGCCCGCCAACCCGTTCGAACAGTTCCTCCGTGACGCGGCCACCATCGCCGAGCGACACACTCTCAGCCCAGAAGATGTCACCAGCGCGACCCGGGCCGCTCAACTCGGCGACTACACCGGGCTGTCTGGCCAGCAACTCGCGTTTCTGGACGAGGCACGCGGTCTCGCCCATGAGCAGGGCCGTCGGTTGGTGGATCTCGACGAGCTCGGCCAGGTCGAAATCGACGGCCGGATCGAGTTCTACCCGCGCGACCAGGCCCAGAAGCTGAACCGGGCACGTGGTCTCGCGACCACCGCGGACCGGTTCGCGGCGCTGCGCACCGAGATGATGAACCCGACCGGCCGGCTCACCATCGACGACTTCGAACGGGGGTTGGAATCCGCTGTCGACACGTTCGCGTTCGACCGTTCACTCGGCATGGCGGAGGCCCGCGCGATCGCGCAAACCATGTCCGGCTACGGGTACGACACCACCGCGCTGAGGAAAGCACTGCGCACCGGGAAGGAACCGGCTGCCGCGCTCGAGCAGTTCCGCGCCAGCCGTGACGCTCTCATCCCTGACGAGATGATGCCGCTCATGGAGATCGTCGGTGAGCTCAAACGGCACCGCAAAGACATCATGGCGGACCGGCTGACCACGGCGATCGCGGACGGCAACACGACCCGGATCACGTCGTCGCTCAACTCGATCCTCAACCGCCAGAAGTTCACGCTCCCGGTCACCGACGATGCCCGGTTCGTCCGATCGGTCCGGGCTGTACGTGATCGGCTCCGGTTCGACGAAACCACATTCGGGAAGTACACCGACCAGCATGCCGAGAACCTCGCGCGCCGCGCCGAGCGGCTCATGTCACGCAAGGCGCCGGCCCGGTTCGAACCGGCGATCGGTGAGACCGCGCGTCAGCAGTTCACCGAGCAGGTGATGCCGGCCCACGCGACCCCTGACCAAGCCGCGGCGATCACCCAGGCAGTGCTCGAATCCCGGTGGGGCGCCGTGTCGGAGCTCACCGGTGGGGCTCTCGGTGCTGACGAGCTCGCGTCTCTACGCGACACGATCGTCAAAGACGTGACCGCGACTTGGCGCCAGATGCAGCAGCAGGGGCTCGATCCGATCTTCGTACACAAGACGACCCGGGGCCGCGCGTCACAACTCGCCACACCCCGCATCGGGCCGGTCCCACAGACGCTCTCCCAGGCACGCGAACGCTTCATGCACTGGGGCGATCTCGAATCCGATCTCACCGTGTCGCTCGGCCATCAGGCGATGGAGATGCTGAACCGCCAGGCCACCGAGCAGTTCGTCGAACATGTCGTGCAGAGCTACGGGGTCAAGTCCGCCGATCTCCGCGAGACGTTCGCCGACCAGGCCCGGGACGCGGCGGCGCGGTCGGGCACCACGTTCGAGCAGGCGCTCCGTGATCTGATCGACCGCCGGTTCGAGGTGTTCAACCCCGACAAGGCCGGCTACTCGTGGGGCGGCGGCAGGTTGGATCAGTTCCGCCAGGACGAGTGGATGATCCCGAAGCCGCTCGCCGACAACCTGCATCGGATGGCCAGCCCACGGGGTCCGATCCAAACTGTGTTCGACCCGGTGTCAAAGACGTTCCGGATGTCGGTGATCGGGCTCTCCCCACGCACCCACCTGTACAACATCTTGGGTGGTGCCGTGATGCTGTTCGGTGAGACCGGCCCGCGCGGGTTCGCGTACCTGTCGGACGCATGGAAGATGGCGCGCGATCCGGCGTCGATCACCGACGAAGCACTCAAAGCGACGATGGGATCCGGCAAGCGAGCCTGGACGAACGAGGATTTCGCGCGCGCACAAGCATCGACGCTCACCGGACGGACGATGGCGCGTGTATTGGGCGAACACCACCAGTCGGTGTCGAAGGCGGGCAAGGCGGTCTCGGGAGTGGTCGACAAGTCCCTCACGTTCAACTCACTGATCGACGACATGTACCGGTCCGCGGCGTACCTCTACGGCCGCGACAAGGCGCTCACGAAAGGTCTCACCAGGGAAGCCGCGGAGTCGGCCGGCCGCGAGCTCATGCGCAAGACCATGATGGATTGGGTGTCGCTCACCCCGATCGAGCGTGGTGTGTTCAAATCGATCTTCCCGTTCTACTCGTTCATCCGGCATTCGATGCAGTACGTCGCGCGGTACCCGGTCGACCATCCGTTGCGTGCGTCTGTGGTCTCGGCGTTCGGGCGCGCCGAGCAGGAGGATCTCGGCGCTCTCCCCGGCTCATTCCTGCAGGCGCTGTTCGTCGGAGCACCGGACGCGGACCGCAACGCGCTGCAACTCGGCGGTGTCAACCCGTTCGGTGATGTGGCCAACATGTTCACCGTCGCCGGGTTTCTGAGCTCCACCAACCCGATGCTGACAACGGTGCTCGAGCAGGCCGGTCTGATCCGTGGCGCGGCCGAGCTCTACCCGACGCTGCGTTACGACCCGGGGACCGGGCGCCTCACCGCGCAGCAGTCGAACCCGCTGGTCAACTTCGCCGAGAACGTGATCCCGCAAACCCAGGTGCTCACCGGGCTGCTCGGCATGAACGCCGATCTGAACAGCCAGATGCGTTCCAACCCGGACGCGTTCCGGCGGTCACTCGCGTCATCGGTCGGGCTGCCGATCGTGTGGCGGAACTACAACGTGCCGGCCGAGATCGCGAAAGCCGAAGTGGCGCGGCAACGGTCTGAGGATCTCGCGAAAGACACCGCGCTCGAAAGTGGGAACTGGGACGAGGCGCTCCGCTATCCGGGGCTGCGGCCGTTCTTCGACCAGCTGTCGACGCTCCCACCCGAGGTGTTGGCCGCGTACCAGCCGAAGTCGCGTGAAGCTATCTCGGAGCAGCTGCGCATCCTTGTGTCGACGACGAGCTCCGGGACGGGCGCCGGGCAGTCGCGCGGTGGTGGCATGTAGCTCGCGCGTGTGTTCGCGCGTCAGTGTGATCATGCGGTATGATCCCACTCGTGCGGCCATCGGGTGCTGAGGGGAGCCGGTGGCCGCACGGAGGATGCTGACATGAAGGACGCCAGATGATCGAGCTCGCTGTGGCCGGCATTGCCGTGTGCGGTGTGCTCGGCGCT